GCCCGTGATACAAGACTTATCCTCGTTGACCCTTAAGCCAACAAGAGTAAGAGCTTGTATGCTAAGCGTCGCCCATTCTGTGGGAACGATTATATCGTCACCATAGACGTAGATGCCGCGAGAACACTGAAACACGTTGTTCCGCGACAAAGGGAGGTCCATGTGTCTCAAGAGAGCCGCTACACATATAGTGTAGAAATACATCGACTCAATTGGGAAACAAAGAGCTGAACCCATGGAGGCGAACTTACGAAGAGGGCCGATAATACGGCCATCTGGTAACTCCGCCCGTGTCGAACGACATGCGTCGATAGCATCCTGAAAATCAGGATACGCACGAAACATTCTGAGAGCTAACTCCCGAGGAACTCGGTCGCTAGCATCAGACAAGTCAATCGTTGCGAATTGACCCGTCTTCGAAGCACTCAATGCCAATTCTTGATTGATACCTTGGTCACGAAAATTTACGTGACCTCGGGTCAAGAAGGAACTCTCAAGCATATCATAAATGATAGACCTGAGGGCCTGTTGCGAATATTGCATGCAACAAGGTTCAATGGCAATGATTCTGGGTCCTTTCAACGTCTTCGGTACAGGAGTAACCCTAACAGGTTGCTCGTGCTCCTCCGACACGAAAGTGATTTTATCGACAACCTCAGATTGATAAGCACTACTTACGTAGGCATTCTCAAAAAGAGGGAAATAATTGTCGAGACGATCATGCCAGACATGCCAGTCATATTTCTGATTTCCAGAAATACGCTCGGCAGTGGCTCCGGGACCGTGCCTAGGAATAAGCTGGCTACGACATAAGCCGTATACAGAATTATCCCAAAGCACAGAAGAGACTCGCTCAAATTCGAGAGAATCATCTTCCGAGACCTGGAATTCGTTGAAAGAACGCTCAATATTGACGAACGACTCGATCGCTTGCCGTACCCTTTTCGGGGTGCAGTCAAGTTCCAATTTCTTGAAAGTGAGGCAAATTTGCCGCACAGAAGAGATAATTGGAGCAGACCAATCGTCAAGTAAAACTTCGTCATATAACCTCCCTGTCTCAATGTCAAACACACGACCAAGCATACCTTGCAAAAACGCAGGGATTGCTTTCCTAAACGGGAACCCACGAAAGTGAGTACTCTTATAGGATGGGTCTATCCGCCCTTCAGAAAGGCATAGTTCTACGCCTTTACAGAAGTTCGGGAGAGATATCGTAAGAAACGATATCCCTTCATGTTTGACACGTGACTCGATTTTCTTCAAGTCACGCAAATCCGAGACATCAGCAGGGCACATGGCACATGCATCTTTATAGATGCAATGTACCAACTCAAGGTAGTCACTTACGTTGCTTTTCAAGGGACCCTCCTATATAGGTAGGTAACCTTCAAGCCGCGTATGTCTGCCATTACTGACGCCCAATATTCGGCGTCAGGCGGACTGACACCGGTTACTCAGCTCCCTTTAGGGGGAGATGAAGACCGGGAAGCTCGGGAACCCGATGGACTGGCCGACTCCTCCTTATCGGAAGAGTTAACGCCTTTAGCCATCGCGAGATTGATTTGCCTAATATGCTGGTTATGTTGTTTCAATAGCCAGTCTGCATCATCTTTGGGGATTAATCCCTCTTCGTGATGCAGGGAAATCATCTCTCTAATTGGTTCTTGAGTACTTTGGAGATGTTTGAGCACCTTCTTAGAAGGCTTACGCCCTTTCATCATATCCCGCTGACTTTGAATCAGCTGGAAAACCAAAGCAGCTAGCTGGGAGACTTTTGTAAAGTCATCTAAGTTAGCCATAAAAGAAACTCTCCTTTCTGACGTAAAGTGGTTAAACCAAATTACGACTCAGTAGCGTTTAGTTTCTTGATTGCAGCATTCGTAGATGCCGTCAAGAAGCCTGTTAAACAGGTGACTTGATTGACCACGTCTGTCTCGCTAAACCCAGAAGTGGGCCTATCGATGACAAGGTAAACACCGACATTTTCCAAAATGGAATCGGCGTTAACGTCGACGTTTCGGTCCAACCGAGCCATAGAACGAATCCGGTTTTTACCGGTGTTACTATGACTAATGGTTATGACCAAAGAACCGTCGTTTTTCCGATAAACGGATTTTGATCCGCTTGTCGAAACGCGTGGCAGCGTCTGTGCTACAGTTGCATAAGTAATGTCCGCAATTGGATCGGCAAACATAAGTGGTTGACCTCCTAAGAGTCATTGTTGGGAGTAAAACCACTGCAAGCGTGTACCCTTCCCAGGGGCACCGCCGATCTAAGGCAGCAGTAGATTACCCTTTGGCGTGAGTTAAAAACTCCTCGAGAACCTAACGTTCTTTGAGAGACCTAACGCGCCAAGGATAGACCATTGAGTGGCAGAAAGATCGCCACCCAGGACGAACCCGTAAGGACTATCTGCACTTCTACGCTGTTTCACCTCGTAAGATCGGGTGAATTGAACAGTTTCCGCACCTTGAGAGAAGTTTATATAGTGAAAACTATTAACCACTCTCTGTTTATGGTGCATGAGGTACAGATATTTGGTCACAAGTCCATCGATGTTGATGGCGTCGGCCCGCTCTATGAGCTTGCCAACGTTACCAAACCAATCGATGCACCATGACCAAGGTATTGCTTTCCAGACATGGGACGGAGATAGACGTAAGCCTGTGGCCGTTAAATAACGGTTCACCTCGGCAACAGTCGACCCATAATAGGGTAGATTGATGTCAAACTCC